AGCCTTTCCTCGCAGAAGGTCCGATCGTCGGTCCGCTTCTGGTCCGCGCCTTTCTTGGCCGGACCTTCTAAGCGGCGCTGGTAAGCCCGCTTATAGTCATTCACACGAGCCCCGATCTGCATCTGCGCATTACGCTTCTGCTTCCTAACCGCTTCCGACAGCGCCTTAGTCGGAGTGTTGAGGAGTTTACGATCGGTCGCGCTAAACGCGGCGACGATCGCGACCTTTAGCGTATCGCGGAACTCGACCGCCTTGTCGGACTTGTCCGCCGCTGCGAACATGGCAATAGTGATACCGTCCGCCTTGAAGGCGTCACAGGCCTTGGCCATCAGCCCTGCGGTTTTCTTTTCCGCCTTTGCGTGAGCGGTAACGTGTGAAGTGAAAGTAAACTTGGACATATCAATTCTCCTTGTATGTCATTAAGCCGAACAGCACCGCGCCGTCCGGTGATCACAATATGACAAGTTAGGACGAACAGCGCAATAGATAGATTAGCATCGTATTAAATAAAACGATATCGCCTTACATGTTTTTGTTAGTGTGGCGCACTAACATCCCGAAACGCGATACGGCTTAGGGTACCGGGGGGCGGCGCACCGCTGTCTGTTTGGGACTCCACACATCAACTTGTATTACTAATCTACACGAATATTGAGTACTTCGCTGAGTTAGCTATTTGGACAAGTTGGACAGCTTTACCCCCTATTTGTGTAAACTCTCCCATAACAATCTCTATAGAAACTTTACGCAAAACGGGGCTAAACCTGTCCAACTTGTCCAAATAGCTATTCGGCATCTGGTTCCGGCGGGCACGGTACATCAAGACTTGGCACTATATGCACAGTCCTGTCATCAAGGTTAACGTAAGCTAACCTTACACCTAATTTTTTCTGTATAGGTGTACGCATCCGGTGTATGCGCTGGTTTGGCGCTCGGCCCTGCCAACCTTTAGTTCTCTCATGGTTTTTCTTTGCGTCGAGTAGAACCACTTCTCTAGTTTCGGGGTTTACAACCACGAGATCTACCGGCCCATACGCCGCCATTGGTGCAAATACGTAATACCCGAGCCGTAAAAAATGTTCTGTCAGAATCGCTTCTGCAATTCTACCTTCCTGTTGGTGAAAGTCCATATATAGAAGTACCCCCCATAGGAGTCCCGCACCTCCTTGTATAACATATTTTGTGTGTTATAATAGAGTAACGGTTAACACCTGCGAAAATGATATGGTCTTGCGTATAGAACCCGAAGTCGGAGTACCTGTAGATCCCGGTGCGTCTTATGACGACCTGAAGGAATACACTGAAGCTGCCGCGAATACGGTAAAAGAGCTTTCTGAGCACGGGTTAGAGGTCGAACCTACCAAGGAAGATAAGGACGTAGCTGCTAAACTCACGCACGCTTACGCTAAAGACCCCGAAAAAACCTCCAAGAAGGTAACACTCAGGAAGGCAGCTACGCTTACCCCTGCCTCTTTGGTGATGACAAATAATATCCTCACCGAATTTGGACAGTTAGTAGCTGAGAACGCGGTCCAGATTCGCCATATGGTCACGAACAAGCTGATTCTGGAGACGGATAATCCTGACCCACGGGTACGTATTCGTGCATTGGAGCTTTTGGGTAAGATTTCTGACGTTGGGCTGTTTGCAGAGAAGTCAGAAGTAACTGTAACCCACCAGTCTACTGAGGATCTGCGTCTGAAGCTGCGGTCTAAGCTGGCGAGGCTCGTAAATCCCGAGGATGACGAGGCAGTTATCATCGATAGCGAGGTTATCGACGTTGCCGAAGAGCTTGGGGTAGAGGAATGAGTGAGCTTGGCTTCTCAGAGGCTGAGATTGAGCACATGCTCGCCAATCTGGACGCGTTTTCACCCGAAGAAGTGGCTGAAATCGACAAATTGGTCGATGAATTGGATAATAGGCGGCGAAATGAGGCCGCATACGCCGATCTAATCGAGTTTTGCAGGCATATGCAGCCCGATTACATCGTTGGTAAGCATCATCGTATGCTCGCAGACATGCTTATGGACATTGAGCAAGGTAATAAAGACCGTATTTGCGTGAATATACCCCCGCGTCATGGTAAATCGCAGCTTGTGTCCATCATGTTCCCGGCGTGGTTCCTCGGGCGTAACCCTAATAAGAAGGTTATGATGGTGTCACACACCACAGACCTCGCTGTGGACTTTGGTAGGAAGGTCAGGAACTTAATTAACACGGATGCGTATCGTGATATCTTCCCTACGGTACAGTTGGCGTCGGATTCTAAGTCTGCGGGTCGGTGGAATACCAACTCGGGTGGTGAGTATTACGCGTGTGGTATTGGTTCTGCCCTTGCTGGCCGTGGTGCTGACCTCTTGCTTGTGGACGATCCCCATTCCGAACAAGATGTCATCAACGGAAACTTTGAGGTGTTTGAGAAAGCCTACGAGTGGTTTACCTTCGGCGCTCGAACACGACTCATGCCGGGGGGTCGGGTGGCGATTATCCAGACCCGATGGCACATGGACGATCTCACCGGACGCGTTACCCGAGATATGGGACAAAATGAGCGGTCGGACCAATACGAGATAGTTGAGTTTCCCGCCATTCTGGATACGGAGAACAAGGAGACCGGCCAAATAGTACAGAAACCTCTGTGGCCTGAGTTCTTTGATATGGAGGCTCTTCTTCGTACCAAGGCGTCTATGCCCGTCTTCCAGTGGAACGCGCAGTATCAGCAGCAGCCGACAGCAGAGGAAGCCTCTATTGTAAAGCGTGAGTGGTGGTCGCGTTGGGGTGAAGAGCACGCCCCTATGTGCGAGTACATTATAATGTCTCTGGACGCTGCGGCTGAAAAACACAACAGAGCTGACTACACCGCCCTCACAACGTGGGGTGTGTTCCTCAACGAGCACGAGGGCACTCATAACATCATCCTGCTTAACAGCATCAAGGACCGGCTTGAGTTCCCTGAACTCAAAGAGTTGGCTATGCAAGAGTATTCAGAGTGGGAGCCGGACGCGTTTATCGTTGAGAAGAAAAGCGCAGGCACAGCCATCTATCAGGAAATGCGGCGTATGGGTCTTCCTGTACAAGAATATACGCCACACAGAGGCTCCGGCGATAAATTAGCGCGTCTTAATTCTGTAGCAGACATCGTAGCGTCAGGTATGGTATGGATGCCCCAGACACGCTGGGCAGAAGAAGTTATAGAAGAGATTGCCGGATTCCCATTTATGAGTCATGATGACTTGGTTGACTCTACTGTTATGGCGCTTATGCGGTTTAGGCAGGGTGGTTTTATTCGTTTGCCCTCTGATGAGCCGGACCCCATACAGTACTTCAAGCAACGTCGCGGCGGATACTACTAGAGGATAGATAATGGCGATTGAAAAAGGACTATACGCCGCACCTGAAGGCATCGACGAATATATCGAGGAAGATGCTGGTGAGCTTGAGATCGAGATTGTCAACCCGGATATGGTGACACTCGACGATGGTAGTGTTGAGATCACGCTTGTTCCCGGAGAGGATATCGGGCCTACCTCCTTTGATGCCAACTTAGCTGAGTCCCTAGAAGACAACGCGCTTGCTCGTATCTCCAACGAGCTTGTTGGGTATGTAGATACAGACATCGACAGCCGGAAAGATTGGGCGGACACCTTTGTTAAGGGTCTGGATGTTGTAGGCTTCAAGTATGAAGAGCGCACTGATCCGTGGGATGGCGCGTGTGGTGTGTTTTCCACGGTTCTTGCCGAAGCCGCTATTCGGTTCCAAGCAGAGACTATGAGCGAGACGTTCCCCGCCGCTGGCCCAGTCCGAGTAAAGATCCTTGGGGAAGAAAACAAAGATAAAATGGAAGCCGCCGAGCGTGTAAAGGCGGATATGAACTATGAGCTTACGGAGCGGATGGTTGAGTACCGCCCGGAGCATGAGCGCCTGCTCTACAGCCTTGGGTTGGCTGGGTCTGCGTTCAAGAAGGTCTATTACGACCCAAATATCATGCGGCAGGTAGCGATCTACGTCCCGGCTGAAGATGTTATTGTACCCTACGGAGCCTCTCACATTGAGAGCGCAGAGCGTGTTACGCATATTATGCGTAAGACTAAGAACGAACTTCGCAAACTGCAGGTAAGCGGTTTCTACCGGGATATCGAGCTAGGCGACCCACAGCCATTCCACACCGATATCGAAGAGAGAAAAGCGGAGGAAGGCGGTTACTCTATTACTGACGACGAGCGTTATAGTATTTACGAGGTTCACGTCGATATGGTTATCGACGGCTTTGATGATTCTGACGATGATGTTGCTCGTCCATACGTTGTTACCATTGAGCGTGGTACTGGCGCGGTTCTTGCCATTCGCCGCAACTGGAACCCCGACGATCCGCTCATGCTCAAACGGCAACACTTCGTGCATTATGTTTATGTACCGGGGTTTGGGTTCTATGGCCTTGGTTTGATCCACATAATTGGTGGTTACGCACGGGCGGGTACGTCGCTTATTCGGCAGTTGGTCGATGCGGGTACTCTGTCCAACCTTCCGGGCGGTCTTAAGTCCCGTGGGCTTCGCAT